AGACCGATCTCTTTGATTGATCTACCGCCTGCGAAAACTCATCAAGGGTCTTCGGAACTTGTCCTATTTTCACGTTGCCTTTAGAATCCGTTAATTTCAGGTTGTCTTTATTCGAGACTATCTCTTCTACGGCCTCTGTCGCCCTGCTTAGATATTGTTCTGTTTGAACGCTGGTAAGCTGCTTAGCTACCGTGGGGGCAATACCTTTTTGCACTCCCTGTTTTACAGAATTTCTTATCTTCAATTCTGCTTGGACTTCAGATGGACGATAAGCTATCCCTTCGCTCGTTCTTTTCGCTATTTCCGGCATCGCCATCATTGTTACGTCTTCAGCCGCTTCTTCCGCGACGTACGCAGCATTGGGGTAGCCTTTTACTCTAAGGTAAGAGCCTAATTTCTGAGACGGGACAAAAGGAAGACTGAGAGTATCGCCTATCATTTTAAGAGCGCGCTTGCCCGATTCTGTTCTAGGCTGATAGGTAAACATCTGAGATATAGTGTCTTTCAGGTTTTGTGCTTTAGTGCCCGAGTCTACTTCACCTGTTACAGAGCCATAGGCTCCGCGCACCGCTCCGGCTACTTTCCCCGCCGCTGCCGCAACAGTACCAGTCGCAAGCCCCGCCGCCACATCCATCGCATTGGACGGCGCTTCAAGAGCTTCATTCGCAGCTCGTCCTACGCCACCGGCTACCGCTCCGGCGATCTTCTGACCAGTCGTGCGGGTGTCGGGGGGGAGAGTAGCCGGCTGCTTCACCTTGCCCGGTAAATCTCCGTAGGCATCGGGATATTTAGCCGCGAGTTTGCCCGCAAGAGTGGCGTCGTCCATGTCACCATAGTCGGGGTATTTCTGCCTGAAAGTTTCAAGTTCCGACACTGGCATTATCGCAATCCCAACGGGTCTTTGGCGCTATTTGTTCCCCCGCCTAGCATGCCCTTTACTTCCTCGATCTGCTTATTGTATCCGGCCTTTCTGTTGCCCATTTCCTGCCGCAAGAGCTTTGTCACCGCTGTTACCTGTTCCGGCGTTTGCGCGCTGTTGAGCATGGATTCTACTTCTTTTCGGGCCGAATCGGAGGTAACCGAGCCGCCCGTTGCGGAAGATGTAACTTTGGCATACTCATTGATTGCGGTTCTCACGGCTGCATCAAACTTCGCCACTTCTGGATCGCCGGCAAGACTGCGTTTTCCAGCAAGAAGCCACCTGTTGACTACCGGAACGCCTGTTCTACCGACCTGAGACGAAAGCTGGTCTACAAGGCTCAAGTTTTTCTCTGCGGTGTTCGCAAAAGACATGACTATGCCGCGTTGCTTCTGGATGGTGGTAAGTTCAGTCTGGGCGGCTTTAATCGTTGATTGCGATAGCACGCGGGCTTCTACCGTTTGCCCTTCTGCGCTTGCCTGACGCGCCGCCTCGTTTATAATGGCTATTTTCCCTTTACCGCTCATCCCTGTTGCGGGAAGTTGACCGGTCATCCGGTATTTCTGAGCTTCCTGAGAGAGAGCTTCGGGGGTCAGCGTCGCGTCAGTTTTCGTCTGTTCTTTTTCTTTTGCCGCTCCCCTTATGTCTACGCCTACTTGAATCTTGTTTCTCGCCCTGCGCTCCATATCATCAAGGATAGCCTTGGCTTCCTTGTCTCCCTTCAATGCCTTTGCGGTAAGCTGCTCCTGGGTCTGATTCCCTTGTTCTTTCGGGTTCGTGTAGCTCGGTTGCGTCTGCCCTGGAGGGATATACGCCCCGCCGGAAGGCACTACCTCGCCTTTTTCCTCTTTCGGGGTAAGCTGTTTCCTCAATTGCTCGCGCTGCTCGTCCAAGGTCTTCATCTTGTCAGAGATGCCTTTCAGCGCCTTTTTGCTTTTATCGTCGCCCTTCTCCTGTAGCTCTGCTGCCTGCTTCTTGAGGTTTTCTATCTGAGCCACCGTATCCTGGTAGAAGGCGCTGCCCATTTTTGTTTCGAGCGTCTTCTCGCTGCTGAACATCTTCATGACGTTCTGCGCGTCTTCGGTGCGGATAAACTTTTTTCCGGCAGGGTCGGACTGCATATACGGCATAGATGCCTGCTGCATAAGCGCATACGTGGCAGGGTGATCTTTAGCGAAGCCCTGAAAATCATCTTCATACATGGGCTTGTCTGCTCTTTCGGCCTTGGCCTTCGCCTGGGTTAATTGAAATTGAGAAAGCGCCTGCTGCGTCTTGGCCTGATCTTGCACCGCCTGATTGGCCTTAATTTGGTCAATGCCGCCTATCGCATCCATAGCAGTCTTTGTCGCATCCTGGATGCCTGCCGCCGCCCCGCCCCACGCGCCGCCGCTGTAATCAGGCATTGCTTACCTCCATTTGCTTTCTCGTACCGCCTACAAAAGCGCAAAAAGGCACCCCAAAGGCGAGGATAAGAGAGCCGAGTCTTGACCCGCCTATCCCGTCAACGGATCTGTGGGCCATTTCTTTTATCACGGGGTAGGAAAGTACCCGGACGATACCCGTAAGCGCCCTGGATCGACGCATGGCTCTCGATAGTGGGACGCCCCAGGCATGATATCCGGCCATGCACTCATCGGAAAGCGTCTTTCCATAGGCGCTGTCGGCTCGGTAAATATCGTCGGGAAGAATTCCCTGCCGATGAAGCTCGGTACAGATGACGGAATCGCCGCTTACTACGGCTACCACTACCCCGACGATTGCGCCGACCACCATCCCCACCGGACCACCCGCCGAGCCTATCGCCGCATCGGTGGCTATTTCAGAACCGCCGTAAAATGCCGCATCCGCGGCTTCACCTTCAAGGAGCCCAGTTCCTGCCGCCGCCGCCCCACCTGCTTCCGCGCCACCTCCGTAAAAGGCTGTGTCGGCGGCTTCCCCTTCAAGAAGACTGTCCCCTGCCCCAGCACTCTCGCCGGTTGTTGCCGAGGCTTGTCCCCAATTTGATACGCCGGAAAAGCCAGGTCCTGCCCCGGTTCCTGAATCGGTAGTCCCTCCTGCTCCCCACAGCCCAGCCGCCTTGCCCTTGCCGTAAATGCTCACTGCGCTTGCCGGCGCTGAAATGCCGGACTGTATCATCGCCCCTGTTTTCGCCCACTGCGCCGCCTTGCTTGCCTGGTTTATCTTCTGCTGGTCAAGCCCCGAATTTGTGGCAAGGGCCTGGTTCTGGTAGGCAAGTTCCCCGGTCTGATAGGCCCCCTGCTGATTTACCGATTGCTTCTGTATAGCAAGCCCTTCCTCTGTATTCGATTGATTGTATTCGGCCTCAAGCCCCGCCGTTTGGTAAGCCGCAAGCTCTTGAGGCGTGGGCTGTCTACCCGTCGTCGCCGAGCTTTGATTAAGAAAATCCTTCCATGATTTCGTGTACTGCGAAGGATCAAGCGCCATCGCCATATCAGTACCTCCCGTATACGTCTTCCCTGGTGTATTCCCAGGTGCCGCTTATCATGACAGGCTCAAGGCCTATGGTCTCTCCCGTAGTCGAGGCTTTCGCCTCGAACGAATGAAAAACGGCTTCCATCTTTGAAGGGTCGGCCATGACCGGCGAATATACCCGAGCCTTGCCATATTGCGTGCTCTGGTCGAGTTGGCGAACCTGTATTGCCGTGAGACTTGTATCTCCGTACCAGTTGAATGTGACAGTCGAAGCCGATTGTTTCGGTTTTGCCACGAGCTTCACATGACGCACCGCGACGACCGCCATGCCGTTCTTTGCGAGGGGCGTGTCGCCGGTCCTCATGGTATAATCGATAGGATTGCCGTCCATCGTCGTGCCTTTTTCCAAGCATTCTATTGAGCCGTCAGACGTTCCCGCATAACAATAACTAAACCCGTTGCCGTCCTTTGTTATCCACCCGCAGTTGAGGGCCTTTCCTTCCCCTCTGTCGGCCTGCCACCACTTCTTTTTATTCACGTCATAGACCCACTCCATGCCGTCAAAAAGCAGATGCCATTCTCTGAAAACAGCGTCATAGAAGGCAGAGGCAAGCGCCATTGTCGCCGGGGCTACATAGTAGCTGCTGCCAGGGTCCCAGAAGCATTTTATGTCGGCCTCGATGGGGATTATCCCATTGCCGTCGAACATAACCGGGCCGCCCGCGCTCACCCACGCGGCAATGTGTTTCGTCAGACCTGGTGCAAGTTCATACCCAGTGTCGCAGATCGTGAAGGTCTTGGGCGCGGTAATGCCCACGTTGGGCGCAATCGTGTAAATTACCCAGTTCGACGGGCTCGTGCCGTCCACAAGGTAGGTCTGGTAAGCTTTCACTATAATAAGATCGTCGTAGAGACTACCGCCGTATCTGCTGTAGAGTGCGCCAGCCGCGAGAATGGGCGTGTTGTCGCCAAAGTAAAAAGTAAGTGAATCTGACCCGTTGAAAACACAATTTGTATTTGCGGACGAACATAACGCTTCGTTCACTTGCCCTTGTGGGTTATTTATCAGCCAAAGGCGGTCTTGCCAGAGAATAGGCAGCACGTGGGGAAGAATAGGCGTTTGCACGGGAATACCCGCCACGTAATAAAGGTGCGGCCCCGCCACGACGAAAGTGTTAAGAGTGCTACTCGGGTTTACCCCGCCGCCAGTTATATACCAAGACGAAAATGTTCCGCTTCCAGTATAGCTCGTTATGTTGAGAACAATACTGGTTCCGCTTTGGTCCAACACAACGCCAGTTGCGGTTACAGTGGGGTTCGTGACGGCTGTCAAAGCAATGGCCGTTCCCACTTGATAGCCAGTTTCTCCAGTTGTAACGACATTAAGAGTCCCTAATACGCCGGGAAAAGTTCCACTGAAGACTATTTTGTAATAATAGAATGGACCCTCCCCTGTAATCATAGTCATGTGCTCTGAAGCCAAGGGAGGCGATATCCATGTTATATTTCCGGCATAAGAAAACCCACTTGTACCATCGGATAACGTGGAAACTGCCACCCAGTCTGTTCCGTTCCAATAATAGGCTGCCAGGGTAAGACTCGTGGTAACAGTAGCAGACAGCGCTATTTTAATGCCGCACATTCTTTCAGAAAAGCCCGCATAGATAATCGTTGAGGCGGGCTGATTGCTGAAGTCGAGGAACGCATACCCGCTGCTGGCATCACTCGCCGGAGGAACATTGTTTATAACAATTGATGCATAATCGGTGGAAGTCCCTGCGGCTGTTAACTCTATGAAAGACGCTATCGACCGGTCTATCCCGTCCCAAATGTCCTTTATTGATTGGGGAGCCGCGCCCACCGAGCATGAGAAAATAGCCACCGGAGAAGGAGAAACGGCGCACGATATTGTAATTTGATACCAATAAAGAAATTCGTTATTGACCATTGAGGCGGAATGAACGCTTTCTGTACTGGCAAAAGAGCTTAAACCGGTCTGCGCCAGGGTGACACCACCGACCGCAGTTCCATCAGACAAACTCGTAACCGCGTGCCATGCTCCATCAAAACCCTGGTACTTGATTCCCATTGTGGACGCCGTAGCGAAAGCAACGGAAATATAAAACTTAATGCCAGTGAGGGGCCGTACAGAACCCACATAGAAAATAGACGTATAACCGCTGCTCGACTTCCATAGGAGAGTCGCTACGTTATTTGAGTCGGCCAGGGAATTATTCACTTCTGCCGTGAAATTCAGATAACCCGTTTGAGCGGCGTTTGTGCAAAGAAAAGCGGCGCACCTGAACTCATCGCCGCCCCATATCCAGTTTGTGACTCCGTCACAGGCGGCAAAAGCTCCATCGGGAGCCGTGGTCATTTCTATGGAACCATAATTCATGCCGGAAAGGAGTGCGCTGTAGGTGTCCGCGTTCGGCGGGGAGGACGTATTGTCTGAAACAACCAGCGTAGACGAAGATACCCCGTCCGTCACATGAGCGATATTATAACTGAAGGCAGCAATAGGCAAATACTTGTTGAATTGCTGCCCGTCCGTGATCTTGTTTGCGGGTAGGGTGTTGCTGTTTATCTTAGTCATGCCGGAAATGCCCCGGATACCCTGAGAGGTATAGCGCATATTGACAAGCGCCTGAAAATCGGAGTCTCCTATCTTAATAGGGTCTTCCGCGCCGGGATGAATGAGCTTTCCGTTGAGCGGGTTATCAAAAGGCGCTTCCTTGATGTCTTTCGCGGTCTTGGGAGCTGCCATCTATCGGTAACTCCTATCATCGTAGGCGCGCTTTATCATGTTCACCCGAAAGCCTATCCGGTTCATCCCTTTTTGCTGGTCCCTCACACCTTCCCGCACCTGAGCGTCCCAATACTTATAGAAGGCGTCGCCAAGTTGCGGCTCCATGTCCTGATACTTCGCAAGCCACGCTGCATAATAGACGAGGGCAAGGGCGTACTGAGAATCGAAGGGGTAAGAATCGTACGGCGCGTAAACTGGCGCGGGGCGCTTTATGTATGACGGGATGGTGACGGTGCACCCCGACGCCAGGGGGGGAGGGTCAAGAATAAGCTGTTTTCTGCCCTGCGGAACGATCACATAAGAATCGCCGATGTTCCACGAGCCCACATTGCCGCTGTCATCAAGAATCGCCGTGGCGAGAGTCGAGGAGGATGTGACCGCCGTGACGAGGCCGTAATCTCCCGTGGTCGTGTTGTGGACGATATCCCCGGCGAAAGCCTTTCCAAAAGGCGCAGCGCTGTCAGTAAGGGCGGGGCCGGTGCTGCCCGCGCTGCCCGTAATGTTCGCCGCGGGGCCGGGCTTGTCGTTGTTCGTGAAGTTGAACGGCAAGGGGACCGCCTGCGTCTGGTTGCCATAAATTATCGCGGAATAGTCCCGGAAATAGATGCTGTTCGTGTTCGTTCCGTCATAGAACAGCACGAAATAGCGGTTATAGCTGTCCATGAGATTGAATTGAAGGAAGTCGGGGTTCATGTCATAGGCGGCCTGGCCGGCAACAGTCGTAATGACCTGATTGCCGCTCATGCACCGCGTTTTCTTCACGAACTGCGTGGCAGCCTTCCAAAGATAGTCGTAGAGCGTCCGCAGGGGGAACGCCGAAGAAAGGCTGTTCTCCCTGAGCATCGTCATCAACATGCCCGTGAGATATGCGCCGTCCATTATTTCTTAACCTTTGGCTTCTCCGCCTTCTTCACCTTCGACTTCTTGGTCTTTGATTTGGGGGGTTCGGGGCCAAAATGAGTTTTCATCAGTCCCTCCTAAGCCTTTCGAGGTTCGTGTCTTCATTTAAAGCCGCCCGCGAGAACTTCCATAGTTTCCCGGCGTCGATCTCGTTGATGAGGCCGCCGCTCCCCGATTTCTTGACTTTCATGCCATTTGTCAAAGCTACCTTGGCCAATTCACCGCTGATTTCGATACAGGGCGTCGACCAGTGCTCAACGATATCTTCCGGGTTGACAAGGCCCTTCGCCTCATCGGAACGCCGGTACATCACGTCCGAGAGCTTGCCGGAAAGCTCATCGATGATTGTAGAGAGCCTGTCCCTATTGGGCTTTAGGTTCTCTTTCGCCTCAAGAATGGCTTCGAGGCGGTCTTTCATCTTCTTTATTTTCGCCCGCTTGATAGGGATATTCTGAGGCGGAATGTTGTCGGATTTGAGTTCTCGTTCCTCGTTCTCGATGTTCGTGTTGAGAAAACGAAGCTGCGCCTTGAGATACCACGCGGGGTAAGATGATCCCACCGTGCCGGGGTTTTTCGTATTCATATCGGTCTCGGAAAAGAAGCGTATCTCGTCGTCTCCTTGGGGCGTTAACTTTGTTCGCGGCATAACTCCTCCTTATTTTATTCCCGTTGTTGCTTTTGCGGCATCCGCCCTGGCCTCTTCGTCTGATTTTACGGCGGCATCCGCTCTGGCTTTTGCTTCTAAATCGGCTTTAGTTTTTGCATCCGCCCTGGCCCTTGCTTCTGCTATGGCTTTCGCTTCTGCTATGGCCTTTTCATTTACCGACTTCAACATCGATCCACACGTAGGGCATTCTCCCGAAGCGTTGATCTCTACATCACACTTATGACAATACATAATTTTCTCCCATGGGGGGCCGAAGCCCCCCGAATTTCTTTACGCTGCTTTGACGCCCTTGCCTGAGGTCAGACCTGTTGCCACGGCGCCGATAACATAGACCCTGTTATTCGTGGTATCAGGAGCGTTGAAGCCGACATACCCGCAGCAATTAAGGACCACGACGCCGTTGTTCGGCGCGGTGCCTACCACAAGATATGCAGGCGGGCTTGAGTCGAGCGCCCCGGCCTTGTAGTTGACGAAGAGGCAGTTGTTGAAATAGACAGGCCTCGTAATGCTGTCGCCCGCACCGACGTGGAGTATCGCCCCAGAAGTGGCGGCTGACGTGCTGTAATACGACAATACGGTGCACTGATCGAAGGTTACTCTTTCAACGCCGCTTTGGAAATTGATGACGCCATTAATTGTCGCGCCGCCAGCCTGGTCTACTGTATCGGTTCCTATGACGCATTTACGAAAAGTGGTTTCCTGAGAACCTACAAGAGACAGAGAGTTTGCCCCTTGCGTTTGCGCTGGGGTCGCGCTTCCCGCCCCGACGATCTGACAGTTTTCAAAATAATTCCGATACCCGGTGACGATTACCCCGCCAAGCGCGGCGGCATCGGTCCCGAAGTTACCGACATTTAGGTTGTAGAAGGAATTATTGATTCCTGTCACGTTCATTAGCGAAGGCAGATTAGTGGACGTGCTTTTGTTCGTAATGCGAGATCTCTGCCCGATCATCGTGGGAGCGCACACGCCATAGACCGTGATGCCGTTCTTGGCCCAAGTGAGCGATGCCGTGAGATACGAAGACGTGGCGGCTGTCGTGCTGCCGTAAGACCAGACCACAACCCCGTCTCCCGTGCCGTCGCCGCAGAGATTATATGCCGTGGCAAGACTATCGACAGGGCTATCGATTTTGCCGCTGTTATCGGATTTCCCAAGATTGGGGTTTACGTGATAATATTCGCCCATGATAGGGGGAAGCCCTACCGGAGCGCCGAAACTCGTAATGCCGTAGGGAAAGTGAGAATATCCCATTCTTATGTCTCCTTTTTGTAGGGCCGGTTTCGCTCCTCACTATTCCCGGCCCCTGATTTTCTTACCTACGTCACTTGATTTCCGTAGCCGAATCTCCAATTATCCCATCCCGCGCCGAACCTTGCATAGACGGAATGCTTGGTCATGAAGTTCTCAAAGTCGACCGTCATGTGATACTCGCGGGCGATCCTGTTCAGCCAGTAAAGGTGTTTCTTCATCTGGCGGGAGTCGACCATGTACCACGACTTCGTGCTGTAATCGTCCAGGCGAAGCCAAGGAATAACCTTGAACCGCTTGTACTGCGTGTTGATTCTGCGATCTCCACTGTTGGGGTCCATGCTGGACGTTGCCCCACTCCGGGGATCGTAGCCGACGATCTCGCAAGCCGTATCATAGAGGGCGTCCGGCACGATAATTGTGTCGGGATCGATTTCAATACGCTGTCCTATGCTGCCCCGGAACCGCCTCATGGTGAGGTAGGTGGCCGCAACGTTGCTTTTGGAGAGCGCCGCAGTGCCATTGTTCGTAAAGCCGGACGTGTACTGAGCCGACGCGCCTGACTTCTCCGTATGCGCGCCGAAAAGCGCTACGCCCTCTTCCGAATACTGGAAGGTAAAGGCGTTGCTCCACCCGTTTACGAAGGTCTCAACGGCATACCGCTCGCGAGTCCGTACGAGAGCTTCACCGAGCCCTTCCACCCAGGATTCCATAACGTTGTACTTCTTGTCGTCGTGAAGCTTCCTTTCCATCTGGATGCCCGCCGCAAACTCTTTGGGCTCGATGCGAGTAAGCCATTCGGGAGAGACGCCCAAATAATCGAGGACGCCGGTAAACTCCGGCACATCGGGAATAGACGAGATGCCGAAGAATTCCTCCCAAGCGCTATCGCTTCCTATGACGTTGTAAATCTGCGGAACCATCTCGTTTAGTTCCGAGAAAGGCCGCTCCCATGCCTTGCGGAGCCTCTTGTCGAGGAGCCGCATGTATTGTTCGGAAAGTATCGGGCTCATTGCTGGCATTGTCTTGTCTCCTTATGCTCTTGCGTTGCAGAAATGATCAGCGTTGAATCTAAAGTACACCGCTTCCTGCCCGGCGATTCTGAGGTCGAGCCTCAAGATGTCGATGACGTAGTAGCTGCTCGCGTAGTCGCCCGCTGCGTCCACAAACATAGCCTTGCTGTCGAACTGCGCCTCACACGTCCCCACTTCTTTCAGGGGCGCAAAAGCGTATGTATCGCCTATGGCGACGGTGAAAGGCCAGTAGACATGAAAAGTGTGCGCGGTCGTGCTCGCGTCATAGGCTTGCCGTTGAAGCCCCGCGTTGGCCCCGGACCGGCACATCCACGTATGGTTATATGCGGTAGGGGTCTGAGCAAGGGCGGCAGAGGTCGTGAACCCCAGGCCGGCCGTCGCGTTGACCGCGCTTGCCGTGTAAACCGTGGGCGCCGTTCCCCAGGTGCTTTGAAAGATGGGGGCTTTGATGACCGTCGAAGGGCCGATGAGGGCGACCCTCAAAAACAGCCGGGGGTCGTTCTTCGGATAGGTGCCTTCAACGAGCCTCCAATCTCTCGCCTTCTGTAACGCCCCGGTATTGACGGATGTTCCATATTCCAGGCCCGAGCTATAAGAAAGGCCGGTAGATGCGCCGTCGAAGCTCTTAGTGTAGTTGTTGGTGCCGACGATAACGCCAAAGGGAACTATTTTCCCCGTGGTGTCTACCGCGCCGGCTGCTGCGACCATCGTGCTTAGTCCGTCCGTCCCTATCGTGTTCGAGCCGGTCTTGCTGCTCACGAGTTGGCCGATTTCAAAGGTCGTGACTGCGGTGTAATCCGCGGGCGCCCAAATAACGTCTATGGGGTGTCTCACTACTTCCATTGGTGTCCTCCAAGTCTCAAAATTCCCCGGTTGCGTGAGTCTCCGGGGGTGCTACCGATCAGAAATTCGTCAAGCCGCACATGGGGCAGCCTTGAGCGGCTATAGATTCCCGGGGCGTATAATAATCCGTCACCCCTTCTTCGACCGCCGTTCCTATGACCCCAAGCCCGCCAAAAAAATCAAGCGTGGCCTGCGAATAACTCGCGTTGTCGTACCCTTCCATCCCTGGTGCATCCGTGTAGGGAACGGGGAAGTCGAGAAGCACTATCCCGGTCCTGTCGGGGTTGCCAAGACTCTTTGTCGTATCCACGATGAACCCGCAACGCCAGCAGCGGATGTATTTTCCGGTATCGTCATCGACGCCCCACACCTTAATACGTCTTTTCTGGCGCACGGCGGGGGATCGAAGATATTTCCGGTATCTGCTGGTGTCGCCCATCGCTACATCCCTTTGCGGCCAAACATGAACGTCGCCGGGCCCTCCATTGCTTCCTTGATCTCTGCGTCGGTCAAGCCGCTGTTTTTCAGAAGGGCTTGCGCATGTTCGTCAAACTGATAAGTCGGCTGTTCCGTCGCCTTATCTCGGTTATTCACGGTTATTCCAGTGGGCAGGTCGGTCTTCGTTTCGGAAAGACGCGGGGTTGGCTTCCCGGCCTTCTGCATGAAGACATGCGCTTTCGCGTTGGCGAAGTTGATCTTCGCGTCGGCGCTGGCATTGCCCGTGGGCCTCTGGTTAAACTCGTTATGCCCGTTGTTGGACAGCATCGTCTCGAAGATTTCGGGAAAGACTTCTTTGTCGACCGTCGCCACAAGCTGCGCGAGGCTCGCCTCATAGGACTGCTGATAAACCGCGTTGGCCTCGGTAATCTGCCATTGTTTCGCTTGCTCACGCTTTGTGAGCACTTCGTCGAGGTTCTTGCTGGTGACAAACGTCTCTTCGTCGTCCTCGACAACGGGCTCTTCGACGGCAGGCTTCACACCCTTCAACTTCTCATTCTCCGCAACCAGGGCGTCTATACGCTCCTGAAACGCCTTAAATTCGGGGTTGACAACGGGCGGCTCTTCGGTCTTCGCTTCGACGGCAGGCTCTTCCTTCTTCTCTTCGACCGGTTTTACTTCGTCCTTTCCTGAGATAGCGGCATAGGCGGCTTCAAGCTGTTCGTCCGTGACCATATCGTCATCCTGCGGAACAGTCTCTTCCTGCTTATCCACTGTCTTTTCGAGTTCTTCCATGACTGCCTCCTGAAAATAAAAAGCCGATAACCTCATCCTTTCGGATTGGCTATCGGCTTGCAAAACTCCCTTTCGGGTTACACAAGGACCGTATGGGTTAAATTATCGCATGGCGTCTATTCTCCTCTTCGACGGTCCTTTCGATGCCTTTCAGCGCCTTGAGATACCGATCATATCTTTCTGACCAGTACAAAAGCCATTCATGAACGAGGCCATAGGCGATCTTCGCCTTATCGTCGGCCTCGATATTCGCTATCTTGGTGAGCAATTCTTCGTGTTTTCCTTGTAGCCACCCGAAAAGCTCCTGGCCCATTTCTGTATCGAAAAAAGCCGTCAGCGCAGCATGGTCCTTTCCCATGAGCTTGAGCGTATTCGCCCGGCGCTTCGTAAGGCTCGACACGTATTGTTTCATGGCGTCGGCGTTTATGCCTTCCATCACATCCCCGGTCTAACGCCCATTTCCGCCGTACTCATCTCGCCTCCAAACTGATTCTGCATCGGGTCATCCTTCGCATCCGCTCCCTTCTCGCCGCCCTGATCAACGGGCGCTTTGGCGAGGGCTTCGAGCATTTTCTGGACCTGCCGGTACTCCGCGCCTTGCAGTTCGCACATCTTTCCGATGATATAGGCGATGATCGGCGGCGTGGCGGGCGACTTCATCCCGATAATGCTATTCAAGATTTGCTGCCACGTCCCAACCTTCTTGCTTTTGTTCGCTTCCATCTCAATATTGCTGCTCACGGGCTGATATACGTAATCGCTGTCGGGGTCAAAATGCTGCGCGTCATCGCCCATGAGGAGCATCGCAGTTTCCGGCTCGGCAAACTGAAAAATCATTTGCTGGATCATCCAATAGAAGTCGAGGTTGTAGGTGAACTCAAAGGTGAGAGACTTGTAATTTGACCGCAGGTTCGTCCGGTTCTCCGTCGTGGAGACTGCCGTCGCCGTCTCTTTCCGCCCGGGCTGGTTACCCATCGTCGTCGGCCACACGGCAGGAAGCTGTTGGAGCTTGCCAGTGAGAAACGCCGCCTGTGCCATCGCGCCCTGCACGTTATCAGTGATCCTGAATTCTCTTATGTCGTGTTCAGGGTCATCAAGAAGCATCATGTGTTCGGGCTCGAAATAGACGGAGTCATTGTCTTCCGCCACGTACCGCTTCACGGCAAGAGTGGGGAATGTCGCCATATGAACCCGGTCATTGCTCATGTTAATTGTGTCGTCAATGGACACCTGCAAGTCTCGGCTGTACTTGCCGTCGCCCACGCCCACGTCCCTGGTCGGGTGAATGTAGCAGAGACCGCGAAGCACGGGGCGGTAAGGCACGCCTTTCGATGTCCGGCAAAACTGAGGTTGAAAGCGGATGATGATTCTTGTGGAGCCCATTAAAGCCTCTTCTATAATGCCCTCTATAAGTTCCGCGTTTTCCTTGAGATTGCCTACTTCGTCGAAGCCGTTTTCTATCTTCTCGGGATAGCCGCTTGCGTCCCTCGTCTTAATGACCGCCCATATCTTGCCCATAAAGAGGAGCTTGTCGAAGTATTTGACAATAGGCCGGGGATCTTTGTTCTGCTGGTCCTCCCGGTTGTAGGTCTCTCGGGATGTATCGGTTTCGTGGACCGAGGGGCTCTGGCCGTAAGCCATTTCCTTGATCTTGTCTAAGTCAAAATACCCGTTCTGCTTCTCCGTCCCTTTCAGCGTCTCGTATGTCTCTTCCGAGCGAAAAATGAGGTAATCTTTCTCCTGGATGGAATAGCAATAGTTGTTTGAGTAGAAGACGTTCCGATTGTCGATCACATCATAGTTGAACCGATCCTTGCGAATGATCTTCTCGGTGATGCTTTGTTTCTTGGGGCGTATGGCGCGGACGTTCGTGGGGTTTGCCGATTCTTTGCCCATCTCGTCAATCCAGACAACGGCGGGTATTTCCTTTTCTCCCCGGTCTTTCATCTCTACGTCTTTTTCCCAATAGCAGATAGCATGAACGCTGCCGGCGAGAGCGTTAAGGGTCCTGGCCTTCATATACTTCTGAAAGTGGTAGATGCCCCGGTCATTAAGGCTCTTATTGATGCACTTCTTGGCCGCCCGGCACTTAACCGCGTCTTCCGGCTTGTCGCCTTCGAGAATAGGGTCGACGAAGTCGCGAGATTGAAAATACTGATTCGCCCACAATGACGCCTCAGTGATGAAAATGGCCGCATAGTCGTGAGTAGAAATGTCGCTCATCCACTCATAATCTTTCTCGGTTCTCTTGCCGTCGAACAGGTCGATGTTCGCCTCGAACTCAGCCATGTCCACGTCGCGGTTAGACTTTGAATTGAGATAATTCTGATAGACCAGGTCGGCAAGGAATGAATTTTTGGTCTGTTTATCGGCCAATCTTAAACCTCACAGGGCAAACGTGAAGGGACAAGGGCTTTCCACAATGAGGACACTTCACCTCTTCATCAAACTTCGACAGGGGCCGCTGCACCTCGTACACTTTCTCACATTCGTAGCAGGTCATCTCATAGAGCGGCATACTATCTCCTCGCCCCTGCGTTGAAATACCTCTTCCCTTGTCTGAGCGCGGGTTTGTCGGCCTCGTTCCTAAATCTCGCCATCGCCAGTTCGGGGCACTTTAAAAGACATTCAATGGTGATCGGAAAATGGCTGTACCGCTGTTCCCGTTCTCCGAGCTTGTTGCCCTTGGGGTCGTTCGAGACGAGCTTATCCCTGTCGCCCCATTCGGCCCATTTCCATTTTTTCATCGACTCAATGACGACAGGGCAGGCATTTGAGAACCATATCGTGGGCAGCAGAACCTTCTGGTTATTCTCCACGATCTCATTGTTGAACGGCCGGCCGACGCGCATGGAATTTGAAAGCCTCCCGCGAAAGTCCTCAAGCCCCTTCGATGATTTTGTGTCCCAAGGGGTCCAGTAGCCGCCCGAGCCGATGCCGTCGCGCTTCAATTGCGCAAAAGCCCGGTTGAGATCGTCTATGGTCGAAAGACCTGTATTGCCCTGCTTTTCGTTCGCATAAGGGTCGATCTTGCTCAAGACGTAATGATAATCCCCGCTCGTCTCCGCTATGGCGCGGGCAATGTCGTGGGTGACCATCTTGTCGGGGTCGGGCTTTAATTCCGCCCACACGAATAGCTCGTTGAAGGGCGACAATGCAAGCCACACGCAGGCCCAGGGGTTTTTCGAGTGGTAATCGACGCCCCGGAAAAATTTATAGGAATGAGGCAGGCCATCAGGGAAAAAGTCACCAAGGCTGACGACATGGACTTGAGAAGTAAAGTTCTTCATGACTTTACCGCTGATCTGCCGGAAAAGCCCCCATATGCGGGCGTCCTGCACGTCCTCGTCGGCATAATCGTTCTTGATCTTGTCAACCGTTGACTTGCTGAAGGTCGGGTTGTCATAAGTCGAAGCCATGATGACGGCGATATCGCTTTCCACGTCCGTTTTTTGGACGGTAGGGTATCGTTCTTTCTTTCCCGATCTTGCATAGATGCGCCGAAGCACCGAATGAGAGCGCATAATAACTTGCGCCCGGTCATAGATGTTGTCGAATATCCAGCCCGCTTGCGTCTCTGTCGGCGTATAGGTCAGAATAAGGTCGCCGCCGCGCTCCTGTTCCGCCGCAGCCAGTCGGGGGCGCTGTTCCTCGTAGAACTCGACAGAGGGGCCCTCGTCAATCCATATCGCTTTCCTCTGGACGCCCGCTTGAGCCTGCGTGCTCTGGCCGTAAGAAACATACTCGATGTAGATGTCTGGGCCGCCCTGCGGATCTCGCCATGTCTGCACGGGGTTCCTGATCGTCACGTCCTTCTTGAGATACTGTCGGGGGAAACGCCGCATGATCGCGGGGTAGGTGGAGCACTTTTTTTCTGCGTCGGACTTGTCTGTCGGGAGGACTTCGCCGCATATCCGATACGTCCTAATTCGATCTTCGGGATGAATATTTTTCCAGGCCACGGGATGGCGGCCCATGAATCTCCACCACCAATCCATTGCCACGCAATCGTTTTTTCCCGTGTTATGATTAATCAAACCACCCGCATAATAATTATGAAACAACGGTACGGTTAGATCGTAGACATATTGACTTGAAACCGGTACGCATGATACAATCTGATTACAACTATTAGATATGGAGGGCACGAATGACGAAAATCGCTCACAATAAGACGCCTGATCATGTGGTAAACGAGATTCGCCAATTGATTGAGGTTGATAAGATGACCCAAAAGCAAGTCGGACAGTCTCTTGGAATTCACGAGACAACAGTCTACCACCTCTGTAAGATTCGTGGCATAAAAACGCAGAGAACGGGGCCTCGAAGTGGCCCAGGGCATCCCGACTGGAAAGGGGGGAGAACAAAAATGAAGGGATACTGGCATGTATGGGTTGAAGACCACCCATATCCGAAAAAAGGAACCCACTACGTTGCTGAACACCGGCTTGTGATGGAAAAGAAGCTTGGGAGACATCTACTTCCATTCGAGGTTGTACATCACATCGACGGGGATAAAGAGAATAACTCCGAAGACAATCTAATTGTTTTTCAGACCAATGCAGCTCACCTGAAAGAAGAATTGAAGGGTAGGGTTCCAAATTGGACGCCCGAAGGCAAAGAGAGGAGACGTAAATCGAATGAAGGGATAGCCAATCGCCGTCGTGGAAAAAAACCTTGTGATTGGTCGCGCCTTCAATCCAACGACCATCTGAAAAAGTAATCCTATAACACGGATATGGGCCTTTCTTCACGGGTGCAGAGGACCATGTTTTTATTTTAGCCTCTCCATTCCATGCATAGAGAGATATTGACTTTCCTTGATCGTATA